TTACTTACATCAGGTCACCGACACTATTCAGCTCTATGGCTCGTTGAGATTTCAGACTAAAAAGACTCTGACCTGACTTTTTTTAACTTAGGGGAATTTATGAAATACATTGAATGGATTGGCGTTTTATTGCTAGGTATGTTGTTAGGCTCAATGTTTGGATGGGGGTTCTAAATGGTTATGCCAACTGAATACGCAACACCAGAAACCAAGACTTATAAATGCTACAAGGTAGGCGAGGTTTTGTTTGTGCCTCACTACAACAATCCTGGCATTTATATTGGCCCAAGCACCAGACAAGAAACTGGGTTTATCAAGGGTAAATACACAGCGCAATTGTTTTATGCCCATGAGCTTTTAATGATGGGCGCTAGGGAAGTAACTGAACAACTTTGGGTAACATCAGGGAGGGATGCAAAATGAGCTTATGGGATGAAGCAAATGAATTAGATACTATTTCTAATCAGATTAGCTGCTTGGGTAATGTTTTAGAGTTGATAGCAGAAAAAATATCTTCTGATCCTGAAAGCGGCACTTTATGGTTATGTCGTGATGTTTGCGACAACCTTGTAGATAAGCTGCAAAAGCGTATGCAAAGCTTAATGTCTATGGATCGCCAGCAAAAAGACGATGAGTTTATAGCTGATTTTGTTAGAAATGCCAAAATCCGTGAACAGGCTGGTGAAGAATGAACGCAAATGAACTAGCTAATTTATTAGAAGTAGATAGCTGGTATAAGCTGGTAACTAGAGAAGAAATAGCTACCATGCTACGACAGCAACAAGCTGAAATAGAGGCGTTGAAAGCCCAAATTGCCGAGCTTACAGAACAAAATGATGCTTATTATGAAGAGAGTGGAAAAACTTATGACTGACCAAAGACCAACAACAGTAGTAGAAGGCACTTATCGTAACTACATTGCCGAAGATAACAGGGTAAAAATAGACCAATACAAGAATGGTGAATGGGTAAATGTTGTTGATACACCCCATACCGAAGATGATAAGGGAACTGTAGGGATGAATGGAAGGTGGTACTAATATGAGTTTAGAGCTATCCATAGCCGATAAATTATCAATGCTTAGGCTTTATGAATGGCAAGGATTTTCCGTCCCTGTAAAACCTGCTGATTTTCATATTGAAGCAGCCACCATGCTACGCCAGCAACAAGAAAAGCTGACAAAGTACGAACTGCGTCATGTAGCACAGCGTGACAGAATTGCAATATTAGAAATGCAGCATAAACAGCAACAAGCTGAAATTGAGGCGTTGAAAGCAAAGTATGAACCTAAACCATTAACCAAAGAACAAGAACAGGCTGTGTTGGACATATGGAAGCAAGTTCAGCCACATTTGTTTAAGGAAAAGAAATGAACAATGAACCAGTAGCGTGGATTGTTGATGGAAAAATTATATATCCAGCAAAGACACTAACAGATGAGGAAATAATTGAAATTTGTCAGTTGATAGGAATTGACCCAACATCCGAATATATTTGGCAATTTGCTAGAGCAATACTAAGAAAGGCACAAGAGAAATGAGCACTAGATCATTAGGAATGATGGGCAAAACGTATAGGAGCGCTTCTGAGGCGTTTAAAGATGCTGACTATGCTAGTGCCATAGAAAGACCCCAAGAAAGCAGCTATGATGGTTTTAGTGGCTTTTTAATGGCTATGGTGTTTGTAGGTATCTTTGCCTATGGTTTCTACCGTTATGTCAGCCTATAAACCATTTAATCAGTATTTACACGATGTTTATGATGCGCCAGCTCGTAAAGCCGTAGCAAGTTGGTGCAACATGAAATGGGGTTTTGATTGTAGGGATAACCCTAATAAGTATGGAGTTGATCTAATCGCTTTTCGATCAAATGTTCCAGTTGGTGCGCTTGAGGTAGAAGTTCGTCAAACAGGCTTTGATCGACACGGTAGTATTCATATAGGGCAAAGGAAAGACAAACTATTTCTAAATAATCTGCCGACTCTATTTTTTGCCTTAACTCAGGACTTATCTCATGCTTATTGGGTGAAAGCAGACTTGATAAAAGGCTGTCCATTGATAGAGGTCAAGAATTTTTATGTTCCTAATGGGGAGCTTTTTTACGACTGCCCCATTAGTATGTTCAAACGTGTCAATCTTACCGACCCTTTTTAATACTTACGCATATTAGGAAGTGGTGCTTCCTTCTGGCTATTACCATGTTCTGCGTGATGCGCTTTTTCCATAGGCAAAGCAATGTGCTTGTCTAATTTCTTTTCTAAGCGCTCTACTTCTTTTTCAATGCGATGTGGGGATTCTTTAATATAGTGACCTTTTGGTGACTTATGCTCTTTACCTTCAATTTTAAAATTAGTTGCCATTTGCTTCTCCAATCATTTTCAATGCGTTAAATTTAACATCTTCCACTCGTTTTAGCCAACCTTTGCCAAAGGTAGCAAAAGTAGCAAGACCTTCATAAAAGCTAGTTTTACGTTTGCTATACAAATCAACAATATCTTCAGGCTTCTTTTGGTCTATAAGTTGCATTGTGCGTGGGCCAATAGTCCCATCAGGAACACAGCCTAGGCACTCTTGTAATAGCTTTACAGCACGACCAGGCCCCATGTTTACAGCAGCATCAAATGCCATGTAATCAATCCCTACAGGCAGTTGATTGGCATAACAAGCCATCCAATACTTAGCTTGGTACATAGGCGCTACATCTTCAGGGGTTAAGTCTTTCATAGTCTTGACTTCATGCCCGACCCATTCTTCCCAGACTTTTTTAGTTACACCTAAATTGGTTTCACCGCCAGGATCTTTAGGATTATTTACCCAGCCACCTTCGCTTTTTAATACAAGCTCAAGACATTTTTTAAAGTTATTTTGCATCTAAACCTACTTGTTGATTAATCCAATCTTGTAAAGCTATTACTTGTTCTGTTGTGCTGGCGCATTGTTCGGCAAAAGATAGAACGTAATAGGTTTGGCCATTAATAACGATGGTGGCGTTGGCATCGGAGGGCATTGCACCGCTACTGGTGTTGAGCATCCCGCTATAAAAATTATGGATATTACTGAGATTAGCTTTATAAGCATCTTCTACTCCTTTATTTACTAATTGTTGTTCTTTCTCTTTTGCCTTGTTTTCTGCAATCTGTTTTTCCGCAACAATAGCAACCTCATTTTTGAAATCAGCAAAACGCAAATGCTCAACATAAAAGCCAGCGCTAAAACCGCCAAATACAAGAGCAATATAAATGTAAGTTTGTCCACCAATATTGCCTAACAGAGAAAATATAAAATTCATTGGGCATCAGGCTCTGCGCCTGCCATGTGTTTGCCTGCTACTGAAGCTGCGCCACTACCCGATACGATACCTAAAGCGCCAGCAAGCTCAGTTAAGCTAATTTCTTTACCAGAGTAGATTAAATATATTGCTGCTGCGCCTACCAAAACAAAACCAAGCATCCACGCCCATTTTGCAATGTCGTGTGTCTGATTGTCTTTACCTGTCAATATGTGAGTAAATATGTTACCCATTTAAATCACTCCTAAAACGAACTTTAACCATAATGTTACTATCAATGCTGCTATCCAACACCATATTTTGACACGCTGTATTGCTTGTGCATCGTGCTGATATGCTTCATTTTCTTTGCGCTCAAGATTTTCGATATCTAGTTTTATTTTCAAAACTGCTTCCCATTCTTTAGCGCCATACTTCTTTACAAAATCTATCTTTAGCTGTGCTTCTTTTTCGCTAATTTGTTTCTTATGTTTCCAATCTTCCAGCGCTTTAATCAACGCTGTTTGTTTCTTTATTTCTGCTTCTTTTAACGCTCTACGCCTTTCTTGCGCTTTGCGTTGTGCTATATCTAATCCATCTTGTTGAATGTCCTCTATGCTTTTCGTTAAGCTTTTAGTAGCTTTCTGAGTGGCATTAAGGCTTTCGCTAAGAGTTTTGACCCCTTGTGCGAATGGATCGGTCATATATCATTTTGCGCTGAAATAATGAGCAATAAAGCCTATAAAAGAGCTAATGCCTGATACCACCATCATGCCCACCCAAAAGCCGCCACGACCTTTATTTGCCATAGCCAATAGTTCTTTTACGTCTGCTCTTAGC